CTCAAATGTCCGTGATCAAAGCATTCTCCATCGACGGCAAGATGATCAACAAAAGCACTGAAACTGGCAAGTGGTGGGTGTCTGAAATGGAGAATGATTGCTTCCGTGGTGCTATTGCTTCTCTCTACGATTTCGTGGTTGAGACTAATGCTAACTGCGACAGTGCCTATGATTGGGTTTGTGATCAGTGCGGCATTGATACATTCGTTGCCGACACTTGGGCATGGGATTGTTTCTATTCGGTCTTTGATTCGGCACGTGACTGAGTTACACTAAACCACACACATTCCTCATTCGTTATCATGGCACTCTACAACATCGCATCCGATCTTAACACCCGTCAAACCGTATGGGTGAGCACCAACGTTGCTAAGGGTCGCCCGCAACTTAACAGTCACCGTGAAGGTAACGCAGGTCGTTCACTCAATCGTGCGGGCATTGATGGTTTCCCTGCCTGGGAGATTGCGGGTCTTCATTGTAACTTTGTGCCCCGTGCCATTCGTTCGTGAACACCAGCGCCCCGCCGTTCCGCCGCGTCGGGGGGCGCCCCCGTTATAAAAACCATGGGTCCCCCTAACCTACAAAGTGTTACGGACGCGAGTATAATATACTGTGCTATATAAATCTAAAAAGAAGATTCATATACACGAAATGAGAAAAAATTCCGGAGAAAATTTTCAGTCTGTACAAGTCGATCCAATCACGGGCGACTATTACATTGTAATTCCTGAGTGGATTACAAACGATCTTTCATGGTACGAAGATACACAAGTTCGCCTATCAATTGAGGGTGGAGATCTCGTAATAACCGAAACTGAGGGTGATTGACAATCTCTACATAATACTGTATGATCATTGATGTAAACGCATTCTATTATGGCTAAAGGATTTACCGTAAAAGCAAAAACGCCGACTGCCTCAGAACCAGAGTGGGACTACAATCTTGCCCGTGAAATGGTAAAGGGTAAGACAATTGTGTTCTGTCTACCTGGAAGAGGAGTCTCATATACTTACTTAAAGAATTTTGTTCAACTTTGTTTTGATCTGGTACAGGCAGGAGCAAGTATTCAGATCTCACAAGACTACTCATCAATGGTGAACTTTGCCCGTTGTAAGTGTCTTGGAGCAAATGTACTTCGTGGACCTGATCAGATTCCCTGGGATGGTAAACTGAAGTATGATTGGCAATTATGGATTGATAGTGATATTGTTTTCAATACTGAAAAGTTCTGGCAACTTGTTCTGATGGATCAAGACATTGCTTCTGGATGGTATTGTACAGAGGATGGTAGAACAACCTCTGTAGCACACTGGATGGAAGAGGATGATTTCCGTAACAATGGTGGTGTTATGAATCACGAAACCATTGAGAGTATCTCAAAGCGTCGGAAACCATTCACTGTTGATTATGCTGGATTTGGTTGGTTGTTGATTAAGAACGGAGTCTTTGAACACTCAGAGATGAAGTATCCTTGGTTTGCTCCAAAGATGCAAGTCTTTGAATCTGGTGAAGTACAGGATATGTGTGGAGAAGACGTATCATTCTGTTTGGATGCAAAGGAAGCAGGTTTTGAAATCTGGTGCGATCCTCGTATCAGAGTTGGTCACGAGAAGACAAGAATCATTTGATGGCTAACGAACGATATAATATTCTCTGTAAGGGAAGAAGAATTTATTCAAGTCTTACAGAAGAAGAATATTTCAATGTGATGGAGGATCTGTCTATAGAGTATTATCAGACAGGTGCTCCATGTCCTGGAGATCTTGAAACTGAAATTTTATTGGAGAATAACAACGTATGGCAGCAAAAGCAAAAGGTGGTCTGAATAAGAATAGTTCTTATCTTCCTGGTCCTCCTAAAAAGTCTCGTCAAGGTGCGGGTATGGGAACCAAATATGCCGCTTCTTCTCGCAATGGGGCACGGAAAAAATACAGAGGACAAGGTAAAGGTTAATCAATGGCATACTTAAACCATAGTTTACCAGATTGGTCTTGTTATATTCGTAATGAGTTTCTGTTTAATCATCAGAAAGGACATGGTGAAGTGACCAAATGTGACGTACATTCCGTCGCAAGTATTGAAAAAAGAGTTCCTCTATTTGAGGCATTTCTTGAAAATGGCGTGAATTGGACTCGCAGGCCACTTCACGCTTTTTGCTGGAGACCAGATGCTGAGATTGAACCCTTAGAAGATATTATGTACTGGGATTGTTTTTCTCCCTATATTGATGTACAAAAACGTGCTCGTCTTGCTGGATTACAGGCAGATTTGATACGCCCTGATGGAAAAAAGGTCATTGGATCTTATATGTTCACTCTTGACTGGTCTTGGGAAAACAAAGGAATACCAGATCTTAACTTTTCAGAGACTCCAGAGCATAAATGTGCTCATTTATTTAAAGTAGAGACTGGAAATTACTATGCCTATCCAAATAATCGCATTGTTTGGTATGATAATGCTTGGACTTTTAACAGAATCAGTAAAAATCCAGGTTATGAGATTGACATGACGATCTACTCTGTAGAAAATAAACGAAAAATTGAAACTTCAGAGCACTATATGTACGAAATTACAAATTTAGAACAAAAATAAATAGATTTTTTACCACAAATTGAGTTGGAAAAGTTTTCAATGGGTAAGCACCTACTTCTAGAGGTGTATGATGTTGATTTTGACCTGATTAATGACGTAGAATCTCTACAGAACGTCATGATTAGGGGCATTGAACGTGCGAAAATGACTATTCTGAACACATTTGCCCATTGTTTTCTTCCACAGGGATGTACAGTCGTCATCGCACTCTCTGAAAGTCATGTTTCTTGTCATACTTGGCCAGAAAATGGGTGTTTAGCAGTGGATGTCTATACATGTGGTGAAGGAAATCCAAAATTAATTGCTCTTGAAATCTTAAAGTACCTTAATTCCGACTCATATTCTCTGCGTGAAATAGATCGTTAAATAGAAGTAAGGAGATAGCAACCTCCTTTATAAAAGTTCTGTTTTATTGACTTAAAACAGGAGCTAAAATGTCTAATTTACCCGTAGATAGAGATCAAAATTATATGAGAGAGATGTGGGGAACTACACAACTCATCACAGATTATCAATCAGTAACACCACAGAAAAGAATTATTCAAGAAGTCATGCACGATTTGGCACCAAAGCATGATTTAAAAACACAAACTGAACTTCATGAAAAAATTCGTAATGATGAAGACTATGATGATTGGGGTTATGGTACTGAACCAACCTATGGTTCTCCTTGGAAATAGGATATAAATAAAGCAAGAAACTTTTGTCCGATGGCAATACAAAGGATATCTAGATCATTTAAAGATATTAGTTTATCCTTTGAACCTCATCCGGTCACAAAGGATTTACCAATCCTAAAGAATGAAAATGCGATCAAAAGATCGGTCAGAAACATTGTAGAAACGATTCCTACGGAAAAGTTTTTTAATCCAAATTTTGGATCTGATGTACGTAGTAGTCTTTTTGAATTCGTTGATTTTGGTACTGCCTCAATCATTCAAAGACAAATTGAATTGGCAATAGAGAACTTTGAATCCAGAGTTGAAAATATTGTTGTTGAGGTAAATCCTAAACCGGATACAAACGAATTTGAAGCAACGATATTCTTTGATATTATTGGACAGGAATTCCCGACTCAAGAATTTACATTTATCCTAGAGGCAACAAGATAAAATGCCTTTTACACAGTTTACTAATTTAGACTTTGATCAGATCAAGACCTCAATCAAGGACTATCTTCGTGCGAACTCTAATTTTACAGATTTTGACTTTGAAGGGTCAAACTTTTCTGTATTAATTGACACGTTAGCGTACAACACATATATTACAGCATTTAACTCTAACATGGTTGTGAATGAGTCTTTTCTAGACTCGGCAACATTAAGAGAAAATGTTGTTTCGTTAGCAAGAAATATCGGATACGTACCACGCTCTAGAAGCGCCTCTAAGGCGGTCGTATCATTTAATGTGCCAACTACCACAACAAGTCCAACACTAACTCTACAGGCGGGACTGGTGTGCGTTGGTGGAATTTCTGATACGACTTATACATTTGCTGTTCCTGAAAATGTAACAAGCACTGTAACTGGTGGTGTTGCATCATTTTCTGATATCAACATCTATCAAGGAACTTTTCTTCGCAACCAGTTTGTTGTTGATGGGTCATTAGATCAAAGATTTATTTTAGATAATTCTTTTATTGACACCTCTACGATTGTTGTTTATGTAAAAGGTATTTCTGATACTGGATTGGGGAGGGAATATACATTAGTTGATAATATTTTAAATGTTCAGAGCACATCGGAAACATATCTGATTCAAGAAATAAAGGACGAAAAATACGAACTTTTATTTGGTGATGGTATTTTTGGTAAGAAATTAGAAAATGGAACGATCATCACCGTAACCTATATCGTTACTGATGGGAAAGATGGTAATGGGGCATCACTCTTTTCTTTCTCTGGATCACTAAGAGGATCTTCTGATGAGATTGTGACTCCATCATCAACAGTTTCTGTTGTAACTACCGCATCATCATCCAATGGTGGGGAGATTGAAAGTATTGATTCCATCAAATATTTTGCCCCCCGTCTGTATTCATCACAGTATAGAGCAGTAACGGGAAGAGATTATGAATCTATTATTCAACAAATCTATCCAAACACAGAATCAGTTTCAGTTGTTGGTGGAGAAGAACTAGACCCACCTCAGTTTGGAACCGTTTTAATCAGCATTAAACCAAAGAATGGTGATTATGTTTCTGACTTTGACAAGCAACAAATTTTAAATAAACTTAAGAATTATTCTCTTACAGGAATTAACCAGTCAATTATTGATCTCAAGGTTCTTTATGTAGAGATAGACTCTGCAGTCTATTATGATTCACCTAAGGTTTCTAATGTAAATGATCTAAAAACCAGAGTGACCAATGCTCTTACAACTTATTCATCATCAACAGATGTCAATAAGTTTGGTGGTAGATTTAAGTACAGTAAGTTAGTAAGAATTATTGATGATGTTGATACTGCGATTACATCTAATATTACCAGAGTTATTATCAGAAGAAATCTAAAAGCTGCTGTAAATGACTTTGCCCAATACGAACTTTGCTTTGGAAATCAGTTCCATATTAATTCAAAAGGATTTAATATTAAGAGCACTGGATTTAGAATTTCTGGAGAAGCAGACACTGTATACCTAACGGATGTTCCTAAGAAAGATGTTAATGGAAATCTAGATGGTAGTGGTATGGGAGATGTTTCAATTGTTAAACCAAATCCAAATGGTATTGATAATATTGTCGTCATCAAATCTGCTGGAACAATTGACTATACGACTGGAGAAATACTTTTAACTACCATCAACATAACTGCTACAGACTTAACTAATAATATAATTCAAGTTCAAGCATACCCAGAATCCAACGATGTTATTGGACTTAAAGATCTATATCTAAGTTTTAGTGTTGCGGATAGTACCATAAATATGATTAAAGATACAATTTCTTCTGGGGAACAAATATCTGGCATTGGGTTTAAGGTAACTTCAAACTATCTAAACGGGGAACTAAAGAGGATATAAGATGATAGCAACAGGGTTTGAAACAAGAGTACAAATACAACAGATTGTTGAAAATCAACTTCCAGAATATATTTTATCAGAGAGTCCAAAGGCATCAGAATTTTTAAAGCAATATTATATTTCACAGGAATTTTCTGGTGGAACGGTTGATATTGTAGATAATTTAGATCAATATTTAAGATTAGATAATTTAACACCTGAAGTAATTACTGGTCAGACGTTTCTATCTGTTGGTATTACTAGCACAAGTTCATCAATTCAAGTAGATAGCACTAAAGGGTTTCCAAATCAATATGGACTCTTTAAGATTGATGATGAGATCATTACCTACACTGGAGTAACAACTAATACTTTTATCGGATGTGTTCGCGGATTTAGTGGAATTACATCTTATCATGCTGATAATGCTCCAGGTGAATTAGTTTTTTCAACTTCTTCAGCAACATCACATACTTCTGGTAAAATTGTTTCCAATCTAAGTTCTTTATTTTTAAAAGAATTTTATAAAAAAATTAAGTACACTCTTACTCCTGGATTAGAAAACGTTGATTTTGTATCTAATTTAGATGTAAGTAATTTTATTAAGGAATCTAAGGCATTTTACCAATCAAAAGGAACAGAAGAATCTTTTAGAATTCTTTTTAATGTTTTGTATGGAGTTACACCAAAGGTAATTGATCTTGAGCAATATCTTTTAAAACCATCTTCTGCTCAGTTTATTAGAAGAGAAATCGTACTTGCAGAAAGAATTTCTGGAGATCCAAATAATCTAGTTGGACAAACAATTAGAAAATCAACTGACGTAAATACTCAAGCTTCAGTGTCTGAAGTTGAAATTATTAGTAGAAAAGGAAGGACATATTACAAATTAGGATTATTTGTCGGATTTGATGAAAAGGACTTAATTGAAGGTACATTTATTATCCCAGGAAAAACCAAGGTAATAGGAACTGTTTCAGTTGGTTCCTCTGTAATCACAGTTGATTCAACAATTGGTTTTAGTACATCAGGAAACGTTATCTCCAGTGGTAATAGTATCACATATACTGATAAAACAATCAACCAATTTTTAAATTGTAGTGGAATATCTTCTGCTATTAGTTCGTCTTCCGATTTAAGGTCGGACGAAACAATTTATGGTTATGAAAATGGAGATTTAACTAAAAAAGTAGAGCTCAGAATTACTGGAGTTTTATCTGAATTTGTCCCAACTTCTGATATTAAATTAACTTCAGAAGGTGAAAGAATTTTTGTAAAAAATCTTGGTGAAAAAATTCTAAATCCAGAAGAAGATAAAACCAAAAAACAAATTTTTTCAAATTCTTGGATTTATAATACATCATCTAGATATCAAATTAAAGAGATCTCTGGATCTTCTTACACTCTGTATTCTGAAATTGATAAATCAAGTTTAAAGGAAAATGATAACATAGATGTTTTAGTAAGAGGAACACAAAATGTAGTTGTTAGTGGTGCTATTGTAAAAAACATTAACCCATTAACAAAAGAAATTTTACTTGATAATTTGGCGGGATTTGCCCCAGTAGTTGGACTTTCCTATGATATCAGAAGAAATCTAAACAAGTCTATTAGTTCTGGTGCAGAAATTGTTTATGGTAATAATGTAATTACTTCAGATGTTCAAAATGTTTACAATGATTCTGATCAATATTTTTACATTGCCTCAAACTCTTTACCATCTTATGAAATAACTAAGAATATTTCTAAAGCAACTTTAGTTGAAGCAACTGGATCAAGAATCCAGGGATATGATGCTTCAACTTTAAAGTACTCCATTCTATCGTTTGATAGTGATGTACCTTTCATCACCGGTGATGCCGTTTATTATTCTCCACAAACAACTGATATTACGGGTCTCTCTGAAGGAATTTATTATGTAAAGGTATTAACTAATAAGAACCAAATTAGACTTTATTCATCAAGATCTTTTATACCTATTGATGATTATATTGAATTTGAACCACTCTCGTCTGGAACTGGTAGTCATACATTTACATTATTGGAAAATAGTGGTAAAAAAATAGGACCACAAAAATTACTTAAAAAGTTTCCAATAAATCCAAACATTGAATCGGGATATGGTGTAGAAACTGTTCCTGGACCAGTTGGGATGCTAATCAACGGTGTTGAAATTACAAACTACAAATCCGATGATCAAATTTATTATGGTCCAATAGAAAATGTAGAAATATTAAACAGTGGATTAAATTATGATGTAATTAATCCACCCACCATTCAAATTTCAAATCCAGGGTCTGGTACTACATGTTTAGTTCGTCCTGTTATTAGTGGTATCGTAACAGCAGTTTATGTTGATCCACAAGACTTTGATATTGATAATGTGGTATCAATAACTGTAACTGGTGGAAATGGCAGCGGAGTTGTACTACAACCTATTATTGGAAAAAGATATAGGGAACTATCTTTTGATGCCAGACTGAACACAGAATCTGGCGGAATAGATGTTACTAACGAAACTATAACCTTTATTAATAATCACAATCTATCAAATGGTCAAGCGATTGTTTATAATAAAAATGGAAACAATCCAGTAAGTATTGGTACTTTTGGTGGTTTAAACACTGAT